CGCCCCACCTGCTAGGCACCCCTTGCTGTGCTTCGGGGGCCCGTAGCTCAATGGTTAGAGCCGACCGCTCATAACGGTCTGGTTGGGGGTTCGAGTCCCTCCGGGCCTACCAATGCCGCCAGAATACCGTGCAAATTCATCTGGTTATCAGATCATTTGTCAAACCCTCACCTGAGGTTTGACAGGATATGTTCTCTGAACGTCCCAAACCGACCTTTCCACACCCCTTTCCAGACCTTCAAATCTGCACCGCTTGTTCTCTTTTCGTTCTCATGTAGGAGTCCACCTCGGGTCGGTGCTTGAGGAGGACAACGATGGAAACGAAACCCCTTGGCCCAGATGAGGCCTTCGCTCGCGATCTGGAGCAACTGGACCGTGAGCTTGAACAGCGCGACGGCGCAGACATTCCCGCCCCGACAGTCGACCTGGTCGCCGGGCTCGTCGCCGGCATGCGTCTGGTGGGGCGTCCGCAATGAGCGACTTTGTCCCAACCGCTACCGAGCTTCAGCTGGCCCAGATGGTCGCCGTTTGGCGTCAGGGCGAAGCGGCCAGGCATGACCCCGTGTTGGTCAACATGCTGGCTCGCCATGCGGCCACGCTGAACCGCATCGCTCCAGGCGCTGCCGAGAAGGTTCTGGCCGCCTTTGAGGACATGAAGGCGCAGGGGTTATCACTTCGCGCTGCGTCCGGGGATCATCCATGACGCGATACAAGGGCATGTCGAGCAAGCAGGTGCTGGACGCGAACGACCTGGCGGAGCTGGACGACATCTACCGCCGCCTCCAGCGACTTCATGGCCAGTTGAACCCGGTATCATCTCAGCGCTTTCCGCTAATGGCCGCGTCGGCAACGGTGAAGGCCGCTTGGACCGACCTCAGCGGCGCTACGTTTAGCTGGAGCTACCCTTATGAGGGCATGGCGCGCGCTGTCGCTCGGTCCAATAGCAAGCTTCAGGAGCCGGACTCCACAACCGGCTGAGGGCGTGAGAGGCTTCGTCTATGTGCAACAACTATCGCCTGCACGTCCCGGCCAACCAGATCGCGGCGCCGTTTCGCGACGCGGGGCGGGCGCTCGTCTTTCCGAGCGGTCTGCCCAACCTGGCGGCGGGCGACTACCGCATCGGCGACGCCGCGCCCATCGTCACCCAGGGCGCCGAGGGTCCGCAACTGACCACGACGCCCTGGGCGTGGAAAAGTCCGACCGGAAAGCCCGTCTTCAACTTCCGGTCGGACGGCCGATCCTTCGCGAACTCGACCCGGTGCCTCATTCCGGCCGACGGTTTCTACGAGTTCACCGAGCCGAAGGTTCAGGGAAGAAAGACGAAGTGGCTGTTCACGATGATTGATCAGCCGTGGTTCTGGATCGCCGGGATCGTCAACGACGGCGCTTTCGCCATGTTGACAACGGAGCCGGGCCCCGACGTGGCGCCCTACCATGACCGCCAGATCGTTCTTCTGCCCCCCGGTGCCGGCGTCCACTGGCTGGATCTCAGCGCAGCCGAAGACCTTATTCTGCAGCCTTCCCCCGCCGGATCGTTGACCGTGCAGAAGGTCTGGCCGGAAACGCCATGACGGCCGAGACCGATCTGCAGAAGGCCACCCGGTTCGAGCTCGAGGCCCGTGAACTGCACCGCCGATCGCGCGCGGCGGCCAGTCTGCCCGCGTCCATCGTCCTGCGCTTTCGCGCGCTGTGGAAGGAAGAGGCGGCGCGGCTCCTACGCAAACGCATCCGCTAGGCCGCACGCACACGACTCAGCTACAGCGTCGCGCCATGACGCCAGAACAACTTAACGACACCCTCGACGCCATGGCCGCTGCGGCTGGCGACAACCCTGACCTAATGCCCGGCCTCATAACCGTTGAGAGCGGCCATTGGGTGAACGTCCTGTCTGCCGTTCACGCTACCTGCACCGCCCTTCACGATGGCCTGCGCCATCGGGACATCGTGATCCATGTCGGATCGGAGCAGGACACGAAGGTGCTGACCCGTGCCGAGGCGGGCGAGCGTGGCGCGCCTTATCGAGATCTTCTGCCTATCGGTTGAGCGCCACTCCGCCGCCAGGAGCGGAGGGCGCTCGTCTCCCCGTACGCTAGGGCCCAGCGAGGTGCAGCGTAGTTGCGCAACAGGACCGTTCGCAAAGGGTTCCCGACGCTTGGAACCGATCTCCGCGCCCTGAACTTTATCGGCTCGTTCAGGAGGTCGATCATGGTTGTTCGTTCACGCGCCACCTTGCGAGATCAGGCCGGTGTGAAGCTGGTTCGAATAGAGCGCTTGGCGAAGCAGCAGCGCGAGATTTCCTTTCGGCTTTCGTCCCACCGGGACGGCAGTCAGCGCCTGATTACGGATGAAGCCGAGGCGCACAGGGCCTTTGCGCGCGAGGTCGCGGCCTCTCTCCAGGATCCGGTCGTACTCGGACTGATCGAGCGCGGCGTCCTCCAGAACTAAAGAGCGACCAGCCCTTGAAACCCCGCGATCTCTGACCAGATAGCGGCCGCCTTCAATCTTCACTGGAGAAGCTTCGATGCGAACCGTCGTTGTTGAACCCTTTGGCGATGTCTGGGCTGTCCGACTGGACGACGTTGAGCCGCAGCTGTTCGCGCGCGGCCGCGCGGCGGAAGACGCCGCCAAACAGATCGCACACAGGCTCGCGGCCGCCGGCGACCATGTCGAAATCCACTTGCACCTGCGGAACGGCCAACAGGCCGCGCGCTTCATCTGCCTGCCGCCGCTGTCTGAAGACGACGGGCCGTTGCTCGTAGGGGGCAGCTTGCTGGCCTCCAGCACGCGCCGGACACAAATTCAGGCTGACACCGTCGACGCCTAAATCCTGCTTTCGATACGAGAACCCCTCGCCGGCGCTTGGGGCATCCGGCGAGGGGCGATGCGGTTCTACAGAGGTCAGCCCCAGAGGATGGGGAGGGCTGCGATGAGCCAACTGGCAGGGAGACGCGCGGTTCCAAGTGACAAGAAGCCCGCCCTCCGAAGAGAGCGGGCCTCGAAGCGGAGCCCGAAGCTCGACGCTAATGGACGGTAATGGAGCCTAATGGACTAACCCAGCTTAGACGGTGGCCGGCAGCTCCAGCACTTCTCTCGAAGTCAATATCTAGGGCCTTTGCCTGTTTGTTCTCAGGGAAGGCCAACATTTAGTGGGTTGAGCAACCCACACCATTGACTCGTGAAGACGATTCGCGAATTCATATCCACGGCGCTCGTCGCCTTCTTTCTAGCTGCTCCTGCCTCACTAGCGCTCTTTACGGGCGGGGCGCATGGGGCGTTCCGGAGCCTCCGGGCTTTCACCCGGAGACCCTAGAAAGGAGGACGGCATGCGTGCTGTCTGCTCTTGGCCGAAAGCGGTGAGCGTTATCGCTTACGTTCGCTTTCGCCTCGGTCGTTGGGAGTTTGTGACTTCCCACTGCCGAAGCTATCCGACTCGATGACCCCGGGCCGGTAAACTGAGCGGCGAGCGCCACCCTGTCTGCCCTTGACAATGACTAAATAAGGCTGAGTTGTCCAGCCAAATTCAACAAGAGCGGGGGCTTGCAAGCTGAATTCACTAAGCAATTCAAATCGCAGCGGTTTCCCAGATCAGACCATTTCCTGAGTCGACCCTAACGCCAAATTCTCCACCACGGCCGCCCCATTCGCTCGACGGCCTCCGCGTCCCGCGCCTCGCAGGCCTGCACGATCCCGATCACGTCCGCCGTCCGACCATTGGCCGTCCGCAGGGTGCCGGTCTGCGCCACCCCGAACGCCATCCAGTCCCGCTCGTCGGAGGGCTCCTGCGGAAGGGCGGCGGACGGAACAGGCTCAGTCCACCCGGCCGGGATCAGTGCGGAACACGGCGCACTGTGCATCACGGTAATCGGAGAGCTGGCACACCCTGCGGCGAGCAGCATCAGCGGCAGCATTGCGATCAGGCGCATGACGGATTTCCTTTTCGGCCTGGGTGACGATGGAGTTGGTGGATTGGTCGCGGGCGTCGGCCCGGTCGCGGATGGCGCTGGCGTCCTGCGCAGCGGCCGTGCGGCCGTCGGCCAGGGTCTTGCCTGCGTCGGCCTGCCGAAGCTGGCCCTCAGCCTTCTGGCGACCATCGGCGGCGCACATGGCCAGCAGGATCAGGGCGAGCGCCAGGCAGGCCACAGCGAGCCAGCCGGTCGAAGTGATGTCGCGGAGCCGGATCACAGGAGCAGCTCCTTGGCCTGCGCGGTCCGACGGCGGCGATCCTCCAGCCCGTTCGTGCCGCCGTTGATCGCCCTGGTCAGACCCAGCAGATCGTCAGCGTCGGCCTTGGCGTTCAGCTTGCGATCGCTCCAGTAGACGCAGCCCACCAGCAGACCGATCGACGGATGCGAGACGATCTCCGGGTGGCACTCAAGATCGATGCCGATTTGCCGGCCGACGCGGCGATAGTTCGCCCGACCGGTCAGTTGGATCGGCCCGCGCCCCTTGAAACGGCGGCCATCGCCCGACTGAGTGTTGCCGAGATCCGCGCGACCCTCATAGGCGGCACCGCTGGCGATCTCCTCCATGAAGTGGAAGCCGCCGCTCTCATGGCCGCACTGGCCCATGAAGTGCGCCAGACGAAGGTCGCGATCGAGAATGCCGTAGGTACGGAAGTGGACGTTGGCCGCTAGGCCCAGTTCCTCCGCTATCGGCTTCTGCGCTCCCATCCGCGCGAAGAGCGCCGTCAGGGTTCCGGCGCCGATGATGCCGTCAACGGGCACGCCAAGGCGGCCCTGCAACCGACGTGCGTCGAGCATGGTGTCTCCAGTTCAGTTTTCAGGAGTGAGGCATAAAAACGACCGTTGTTCGGCCAATGCCTCAATTGTTAAAGACAGACCGCCCCGGTCTGTGGCGGGGTGATTCGATGGAACCCCTGGGGGAAACAGATCAGGCGCTGGATACTCTGTGGCGCGGCCTCTACGGCGAGCCGCTGCCTTTACGCGGCGCCTCTTCGTTGGCCCTCCGGATCATCCTCGAAACCGAGAGGCCGTCATGCCCACACGAAAGCACCGCAATCGCTCTGCCTGGCGGCTCTCGCCGTTTGAGGTTTCTCTCTGCGTGATGAGCCTCGCCTGCATCATGGGCGCGTTGTGGACTGCGGGCGTGGTCTAGGACCGGCCGCCCTGCCAGCCGCAACCAAATCCGGCTCAGCTTGTTGGCCTGATATGACTGGACTTGGCGGATATCTGCTCGGGGCGCTCGATAGCCTCTTCAAACGCCTGACCGGGAACGAGCGCTTGCTCTAGCTGGCTTCCGAAGCCTGATTGCGCCCGAAGTAGAAGCCGAGGATCAGCAGCATCCCGTCCTTGAACATGGACGCCACCAGCATGACGGCGTCGGCATAGCGCTCGGCCACCATGTCGCCTAACCAGGCGATCACCGGCAGGAACAGCAGGTTTCCAGCCAGGAAGCCGAGGGCAAGGATTGTGGTGGTGCGCGGCAGGTTGATTACCTGCGGCCACCAGCGGGGCGGTTTATGGCTCATGCTCCAGCTCCGTTCTTGATGCCGATGCCGGCGACGAAGGCCGCGATGCCAGCCAGCAGCCACGGCGCCGTCTGACGCAGCCAGTCGACCAAAGCCTTGGCGCCCTTCTGCTGGTCGCGCGTGCCCTCGAGGTCATCGATCCGCTTGAAGGCGGCCGACAGACGGTCGCTCAGGGCTTCGATCTGACGCTCGTATTCACGCGCCTCCAGCTTGATGACGCGCTCGCGCACATCATCGACCTTGCTGTTCATCCGCTCGACCTGTCGGGTCAGCGTGCCCACGGCATCGGTCAGCCCGCGTAAGGCATGGATCTCGGCCATGCTGACGGCTTCCGGCTTTGAGACCGGAGTCATGATTTCGTCGCCTGCGGACATGCTGGCTCCTACGCAGGGGATTGTGTGGAAGACGAACCGCGCTCGTCAGGCTTCCGGATCGGCCGGGGCCTCTGGTGCAGGAGCGGGCTGTAGCGCCTGAACGCGCGCTTGCGCGGCGGACAGACCGCTCTCCATCGATGTGACGATGCGTTGGAGCATCTGCTTGGTGCCCTCAGCGCCAGGGGCGCCCGGCGGGCGCGGCAAGTCATCCACGTTCGCGGCTATGGCCTCTCGCAAAACGTCGAGCGCCACGACTGCGGCGTTACCTGTCAGCACCTCTACCGCTCGCACTGCGCTAGGCAATTGGGCGGCCTTAGCCTTTTCGGTTGCGGCGAACATTTCGGCTCTGGCGACAGCCAGCATTTCAGCCTCTTGGGCCGCTTTTTCGACGTCGGTCAGTTCGGTAGTTTCGGTCATCTAAGGCCCCTATTCGACGCAGATGATGGTGAGGTTCTGGTTGGTCAGCGCGCCCGGCAGGGTGTTCGGACTGAACGTTGTGATCGTCGCCCGGTACTGCCTGTCCTGCGTGCTGGTTTGCGGATCGGTGTAGGTCAGCGAAGCGCCGTAGCTGCCCTGTTCAGCGATCGACCAGCCTAGCCCTGGCTCATTGCCCTGGTTCGTGCGCGTCCACCCGTACGTCATGGGCAAAGTGGCGACTGCGGTGAACGCGCCCCCATTGACCGAACGATAGAGCGTGACGACCACGTTGCCGTTCTCGCTGGCGTTAGCGAGGCTGGTCGGATTCCAGTATTGCTTGGCCCAGCCGCCAGACAGCGAGAGGGTGATCTTGATGGAACCGCCGTTCGACCCGAACCGCGCCGTCTCGGTCGTGGCGCCAAACGATAGCGAGCTGGTCGAGGCTTTGTTGGTGAGAACGCCGGCCGACAGGCTGCCGCCGAAATAGGCGTTGCCGTTGACGTCCTCCCACCTCACGCCGTTGGCCTTGGTCATGGCCCCAATCGCAATGTTCGGTCCGCTCCATTCGGTCAGATCGCCGTTTGCGCCGAACCCTCTTCCTCGGACCTTGGCGAAGCCCGTCCCTCGAATGCTCTCGGTCTTCGTGACCGGATCGAAAACCCAGAGCCCGTCGTCGCCCAGGTAGAGCTTGTCGCCGATATGTACATTGCCGTTGAAGGCTCGCAGCGCGGTTTTCACCTGACCGCCTGACGTGGTCTGAAGGGCCACAACGGAAGACGCCAACGCCGCGTACCCACCCGCGGTCGAGGACACGAGGCGTAGGTAAGCAGGGTCACCGCCCGATGCATTCGCAAGCAACTCATACGCTGCTAGCGCCTGCTGGTTCTCCAGGTCGATTATGGCGAGGGACTGTTGGGTGACAGAGCCCGCCAAACTCTTGGTGGTGCCGTCGTTCGAATAGATGGTCGCGGTCGCCCCTGCCTCAACCTTGATCGAGTGAAAGACCGCATCTGAAAATCCCGTGGGGGCCGGGCCTTGGACACGCAGAACCCACTCCGCGCGCGTGGCGGAGGAAGGCTTGACGAATGTCTGAGGCGATCCGCTCGCCAGAGAAAACTTGGAAGTTTCTGAGACGTAGGTCGAGCCGTTGTACCAAACAAGCCAGACTTGCGTCGTCGCTCCGGCGTAAGCGTAGCCCTTCCATTGGGATGTGATCTGCGAAACGCCTGACACATCGAACCGTGGCGAGATGAAGTACTGATCAACAGCCACGCCCACAGCGAAGACGCGCTGGAAGAATGAGGGCCCAATGCTGGCGTATGGGCCAGCCACAGTCATTGCGGCAGCCCCGTTGCCGGTCCAGCCAGCCTTTCCGAGTTCTCCCGATCCGCCTGGGAAGAGGTTCGGGTTGACGTTCTGCCGTGCTGTCAATTGGCTGACCGCTTGCGCCCGCGCCAATGCCTCGCTGGCTTGGGCGTTCTCAAGGTCGATGATGTCGGCCTCGGTGTTAGCCGTGCGCGCTGTCAGATTGGTGATGGCCTGGGCGTTGACGGTATCGCCATTGATCCGCGCCTGGTTCACAGTGGCGATGCGAGCGGCGAGGTTCGCCTCTCCGCTCCGCGCCGCCGCTATCTCCGCACCCTGGGCGTCTAGCTCGGTTCGGGCATCGGCGAGCAGTTCCGACACGTCGAAGATGTCGCCGAAGGCCGTGGTGATCTGGCCTTGCAGGTCAACGATGGTCGGGGCGGTCGGGGACGGATCCAGCAGCGGAGCCGTGTAGGGTCCGTAGACGTACCGCTCCGAGTAGTTCTGGTCACGCTGGTACCGAACCGCGACGTAATAGGTCGCGCCCGGCTGCAGCCCGTCGATCGGGATAGTGGTGACCGTCGGGGGGCCTTGATAGGCCTGCTTCCACGGCCCCGTCTCTGTTGGCCCGTACTCGACGATGACCGCAGTCGCCGTCTCATTCGAAACTACTCCGCCGAGGTCGAAGCCAGGAAGCTGACCGCCGCCTGGCGCGGGCGGGCGCGGGGTGATCGTCCAGTCGCCGGGGAGCGGGGGCGACACGTGCGTGGGGTCGACCGGCGTTAAGGCAGGCGGCGGCGGCGGATTGGGCGTCTGCCCGAATGCGTAGGGGTATTTGGCGTCCGTCTCGGAGACGAAGAAGACCGTGTGGACGCCGGTGTTGGCGTCGTAAGAGGTCTCTAGGCAGAGACACTTCATGCCATCGAGCACAAACTCCGGCTCGGTGATGGTGAAAGCCGCCCCCGCCACGATCCCTTGCATGTAGGACTTGAGTGGGATGTGGCCCGAAATGCCCTCCCGAGTATGGGCGAGCCCCAGGCACATCAGTTCGGCCGCCTGCTTGGCCTTGTCGACGTAGCTGTAGGTGACCGGGACAGACCGCTTCCTGCCGCCATCCTCCGTCACCCATTGGGACGACGAGACCTCAGCCAGGGGCGTCATTTTCCATCCGTCGGCCTCTGACAGATAAGTCGCGACGCCCGTGTTCTTACGGTCGAGGTAGCTGGCGCTGGTGTCGAGTTCGATAGGTCCAGCCGTATCGGCCGCCGTGATCGTGGCCACACTGACGCGCGGAGCCGCACGATGGATGCACGACGCCTTGCCCGCGCGCTCGATATAGTAGGCCCCGCCCGCCTGCAGGAAGGCGTCCAGCACCTGAGCCTTGTCATCATCGGTCGAGGGCCAGGCGGCGCAGGTCCAGCCGTGCGTGTCCGCGATGTTGGCCGCTTCAGTGAAGGCGGCGACGTCGATATTCTCCCAGCGGGTGCCGATGCCTCCGACCTGATAGTCGACCTGCGGCGCCCCCTTGCCGGTCGGACCCTCCCATAGCCCCAGAAGCCACTTCACCGACCACAAGATCGGGTTCGCGCTATAGGCCCAGGTGGACGGGTCATTCAGACGCTGGGGGCCGGAGCCGCCCGGATAGGTGCTGTCGCGTCGCCAGTCATAGACGCGCAGCCCGCGGATGATCGTACGAGGCTTGGGATACTGCCCCTTGTAGGCCGACTGCTTGCTGTTCTCGGACAGCGTGAGGATGAACCCGGCCTTGCCTGACAGCTTGTGGCTCGCGCCCCAGTTCGGGAGCGAAGCCCCGCCTTGAAGGCCTGACGGCGAGGCGAGGTACGATCCCTCAGGCTGGAAACCCAGCTGCGTCCTGCGCCACATGACATTGGCATAGTAGGAGCTGTTAGCCTTGCCGCTGGCGTCGAAGGTGACCGGGATGTCGTTCGCCGTGAAGCTCTCGAAGGCGTCGATCGGCCCGGCATCGGAGACGACCGTGACCGCGCTGAAATACATGCGGTCGTTCGGGCCATAGGCGGCCTTGTGGCGCAGGTCGCCACCTACCGCGATCCGCCCTGCGGCGAAATGCAGAGGGCCATTCGGATCACCGACCCAGCCAAGAGCGCCGCCTGCGCTCGACACCTTCGGCTGCGAAAGAGAACCGCCGATGCTGGATACAAGACTGCCGACCGACAGCAAGGCACCCGCGGAGACGCTGAAGCTGCCCACCGACAGGACAGCACTGGTCGCGAGGCTGGCCGAACCGAGCAAACCGACGCCGGCGCCCATCGCCAGCGCCATGCCTCCGGTAGCCACGACCGCACCGACGATCATGATCGCCGTGCCGACCGCTTTCACAGCCTTCGCCATCAGACCATCCAGACTTTCAGGGGGACAAAGTCGGGTGCGAGCTTGATCGACACACCGACATCGGCGCCGTCCTGGTAGCCGCTGACGTAGCCGTCCCCGAGGTAGACCCCGATGCTGCAGCCGAAGGCGTCATCGCCGGACATCGCCACGAGATCGGCGGGGCGGATCATCGAGAACGGGATCGCCAGCAACCCGGCTGCGTCCACGCCCTCAATGAGAGAAGCGAAGCCCAGCTTGCGCATGGCGCGATAGGCCCCCGCTTCGGAGCCCCACTTCACACCCTTGAGCAGACCCGTGGACTGCTTGCGCAGGTGCATGACGTAGCGGGCCTGACGCACGCAGTCGTACTGCTTGAAGTCGAGGGGTTTGCCGATGAAGCGCGCAGCACATTGCTGGGCGACCCGCACCCTTTCATCCCAGATGTTCATGTGACCTCAGACCTGATTGATGGCCGGGCTGAAGATGTCGCGAGAGCCGCCGCCACCTCCGCCGATACCGATGCCGATGCCCGGCCGGCTTGATCCGATGGCGCCTGCAGGAGCCTCAGTCCGCCAATAGTCGGCATCGGTGAGGCGGGAGACATTGGCGTGACCCAGCTCGCCCCAAATCTTCCGGTGCATGGCGTCGTTCGCGCGCCAGTCCGTGTTCGGGATCAACTGCAACTCGGACTCGGTGCCGCATTCGATCACGACCGACCAACTGCTCTCATCGACGCTGAAGCGGGCCTTGTCGTACTGCCCCTGGAACTTCAGGAGGGGTTGGCCAATCAGCAGACCTGTCGCCGGATCGATCGAGCCTTCCCACCACTGGACCAGGCCCGTCTGGTTCAGCGGATCGGCGAGCGCCGCGACAGCGACATCGTTCTCGGCGTTGATCGTCAGCTCGGAGCGGGTCGTCGTGCCGGAGCCGCCTTCGGTCAGTTGGCCGATGGTATCCAGCGAGCCGATGCCGGGATGCGCCGCCAGATAGAGTTCGCCCCCGTAGACTGCGAACCCGCCGTCCGTCAGCCGAACAACGCCAGAGCGCAACTCCATCCGAACCAGCACGCACGGCACATAGGCTGGCTGGCGTTGTGCGCTGGAGAGGACCGGATCCATCAGGAACGCTCCCTCACCTTGAACTGGATCGCGACCAGCCTATCAACACCGACCTCCCAGCTCTTCATGTCGCGCACGAAACCCTCGATCATGGGGGCCGCCAGCTTCACCACATCGTTGTCTTGGGGCGGAAAGCGCAGCATGGTCCGCAACTGGATTTGAGCCTGGCCTGAAGCGTTCGCGGCCGCATCCGCAGCGGCCCGATAGAGGTAGTGGCGCCCCAGAGTGACGACGTTCAGGAACTGGCCCTTGCGGACCACGTAGCCGGGCGTCAGGCCGTCGACCGTCAGGAAGATGCCGCCCTGCCCTGCCCCGTTCACGCGCGGAGCGCCGGGAGACCCAACGTCGAAACCAGGCTGATAGACCTCCATCAGAACCGTCGCGCCCTCGGCGTTCAGATCATCCCACGCCATTGAGGTGACGTAGCTCATGGGCGGCATGGTGAAGGTCAGGGCATATCGCGAGCCCTTGCGCTGACGCTCCTGTTCATCGCCCCCAAGAGCCGAGACCAGCACGTTCTTGTTGGTCAGCAGTTCGATGCCCATGCCTGCAGGCGCCGGGACAGACGGAAGCGCGAGGACGGCCATGAAGCCTCCTGATTACATGGCCGCCTGAGCAAGCCAGTTCGAGTTCTGTTCAGGGTGACGAGGAGGAAGCGGCGCCGCAGGGTCCAAGGCTCCTAAAGCCCCGAAGGATGCTGCCTTGGCCAGCCTGTACCCGGACCACCTCACGCCTCAGATAAATAACGAGGGTGTGGTTCTAGCGCGGATGTACCACTTTGCTGCCGGCATGGAGGCCGTCGCTGAGCACTCCATGATGGAAGGCCACGTAAGCCATCTTCTGGCTAGGCTTCTTGGAACCAATCAGGGACCGTCGCTCACGATATTCGAAGGTTTGAGCGGTGCGCAGGCGCAAGCGAGGGCGCTCAAGCGCGTTGCTCAAGACGTTCTAGATGTTGACGATCAGGCGCTTCTGAAGCGGGTGATGGCCTGTTGCAAACTTGCGTCGGATGCCCGTGATTTGATCTGCCATCGCCTCTGGTTGATGGACCATCAACTGCCTGACGCAGTCATCTTGTGCGAGCCCTCCGCAATGTGGCGGCTAAGTCTTCGGGCCGACGCTCTCAATGAAACGAACCAAGTCACCGTCGCCAACGTGATGGACGTTCAGGATCGGATAAGAAAGGCGGCTCAGGTATGGTATCTTTCAGACTTTGACTTCGCCAAACGCCAAGCGGGCGGGGCCTGCGTAGCATTGGCGGCATTTTACGAGGCTACGGCTCTAGGGAAAACTCCTGAGGGAATGGAAAAACGCCGTCAAATCGACGATTTGCTACTTCGAGATTTCAAAAAAGAGGCCCTCCAGGGAGCGACTAACACGTAGGCAGGGCCATTCCGCCCAATCAGTCTCCCGGACGACGACTTGACCTGATGTGTCGAACTGGATTGGAAGATCACACATAAGAACCGCGCGAGGCCCTGCGATTTCACACAGTAGCGCCTCATACCGCTCCACGATCTCCCTCGCCTCTCCCTCAGTCATGGTGATCTCCTGGGACTTGGATGAAGGTCCGCTCCCTGCAAAGGTAGCTTCTCCAGCAAGAGACGGACCCATGAAGCGCCTGATCAAAAACAAGATGTCATTCTGGCTGGGCTGCCTCGTGGTGCCTCTGGGCGTCTACCTATGCGTCGCCGATCTCAGTGTGCGGTCCGTCACGACCTTGATGGTTGGCATCGCGCTCATCTTGGCAGGTACGATCCCGCCGCCTCGATTCTAGACCATGGCCATCGACCCCGACGACCGCTTTGCCGACCTGAACGAGCGCATCAGCCGCCTGGAGCAGAAGACGCCCAAGCCTCCTACCGCTGCTGTCGAGGAACCACCCAAGGCTACGGCGCCGAAACCTGTCGACCGCGAACAGCGCATCCGCCATCTCATCCTCCGACTGATCGTAGCGGGTGCCTTCATCGCCTATGCGACCTGGGCAGTGTTCAACTGGCAGGCGGCCAGGCCAGCGTTGCCCTTGGTGCTCTTCGCCTTCGCTATAGCCGGCTCAATCGTGACGTTCGGCTACAACGTGTTCTTTCTGAACCTCTATTGGAATGCGCCACCGCCTCCATCGCCCCCAAGAAGGACGACTCATAAGGGTCGGCCGCAGTGATGGTGATCTCCTGGGAGCGTAGAAAGAATGCCTGCCTGACAGCCTCCCAACGATCACACAAAGATCATTGGTATTTTAACGCGCAGCCTCTGATCGTTCTTTTGCCTTCGGGAGGAAGGCTCATAGGAGGAACACCGTGAAGAAACTCGCACACCTCGCTCTTGCTGCGGCTTTGATGGCTTCTTCAGCTGTAGGCGCCGCAACGCTTATCCCGACCAGCGCATCCGCCGCCGCAGCGATGGAAGAGCCGTGGGCCGTAATCACCTATATTCGCGGCGGCCAGCCTGTCGGCTACACGGAGCTCTACTGCAGCAGTCCTGACGTATCCTGGGGCGACACAACCAACTACGACTATTCGGTTTGGACGACGTACTCCATGTGCCCGTAACACTCACGAGAGCAGGCACGGGCCTGTAGAAACGAGCCCCCCTTAGCCATGAGGTCGGGGGGCTCACCGCCCCCTGCGATATGGCGCAATCCTAACCGCACGCTGCCGCTGGCTCTCGCTCGCTTGATACGACGCGACCCCGGCCTGGGCCGAAAGCGGTGCAGCGGTCTCAGTCGACAGTTCGATGAAGCTGTCCCGCTCCGGCCTGACGATGACCTCGTGGACGACCCTCGACGGGCCGCTGTCTTGGCCAGGACGGCGGATATCCACCATCTCGCCGGGCGTCAGGCGCATCGAGACGAGCTTGCTGTCGACGCCCCCGGAACCACCGACCTTGAATGAGCCGCCCGTCGAGAAGCCGGGCAGTTTGCTGAACCAGCTTCCGACGCTGGAGAAGATGTTGCCGAAGTTGAAGCCGCCCGATCCGCCGCCACCGGCGTTGAAGATCGAACGCCCGACCGAGCGCAGCGCATCGTTCATCACATTGCCGAAGACGGCGCGCAGCACGCCCTGCCAGTCCCCGCGCAGTGCGCTTTCGATGCCATAGGCAAAGGAGTCGGCGAAGCGCTCCCGGCTGTCGTGGATGGCTTGGTTCATCCGGTCGACCGCATCGTTGATAGCCTTCACGCCGGGCAGATCGCCCAGCGGGGTCAGGCGCGGCGCTTCGAAAGGCTTCAGGCCCTCAGCGTCGATCCCGGCGTTAGCGGTCGCGAACTCTTTCTCGAGCCGTCGCCGGAACTCGGCAGCCATGTTCGGGCTGAGCATGCCCTTGCGAGCCGCATCGTCCAGCGCCGCGCCCTCCTCGGCGAAGCCCAGAGCCAGCTTCTCACGCTCGGTCATCAGGCCGCGCATAATGCCCTGCACACGACGACGCAGGTCTTCGAAGGCGTCGCCAGCCTTCTTCGTCGCGCGCTCAGCAGGATCGACCAGCGTTTCTTGCAGCTTGGACATCCAGTCACCGACCTCAGTGACCATGTCGGGAATGTCCGAGTTGCCGACGACGCGGATGTAGAGGTCGTGGAAGGCGTCACCGACCTGCTTCACCCGGTCGATCACCCATTTCATCGTCTCGCCCAGTCGGCCGAGCAACCAGTTGCGAACGCCATCAGCCAGTTGCCGCATCGCCTCGATGGCGCGCGGGCCGATATCGGCGAACGCCTTGCCGAGGTTCTGAGCGAGATTGGAGACGAGCCGCTTCGCGCCTTCCCAGGCGCCTGCGAAGTCGCCCGTAAGCAGGTCGCCCAGAACGCTCAGGCTGTCGCCGATCAACTGGAGCCCAGCCGTGACCAGACGAACGAAGAGCGTCAGGGCCCGAATGGCGACTTCCCCGAAGACCGACGCATACAGCGTCGCGAACTGGATGAGGGTTTGCCCGACCTCGCTGTTGAGAACGGTGTCGAAAGCCGCGCCCAGATCGCTCAACAGGCCACCGACGGTCTTGAACAGGTCGCCAAGCGCCGGGCCCAGCGTCTTTTGCGCCACCGACCAGAGGTTCTGAAGAACCGGGATGATCTGGTCCTTGAACTTCAGGAAGGCGGCCACGGCGACCGCCACAGCGGCGCCAACAGCGAGCAGGATCGGCGCGAGGGGGGCGAGAACAGCAAGAAGGCCAGCGCCGCCGAAAGCCGCCGTGATGGTGCCCACAGCGCTGATCAGCGAACCGATGACTATCAGCACCGGACCGATAGCAGCGGCGACGGCGGCGAAGACTAGACCGACCTGCAGCAGAACCGGGTTCGCGGCGGCGATCTTCTCCATGATGCCCGCGATGCCCTGCACCACCTTGCCCACGGTCTCCAGAAGCCCGCTGTTGCCGATGGCGATGGCCAGTTCTTCGAAGGCGCCGCCGAGCTGCTCCAGCTGACCGTTCAGGCCCTCCATCCGCTTGGCGGACTGAGCGGCCGCGTCAGTGGCCGCAATCTTGGCGGCGATCTTGTCCAGACCGTCGGCGCCCTGATCCATCAGCGCGATGGCCGTCCGCATGGAGTCCGTGCCGAAGATGCGGCTCAGAACCTGCGTCTTCGCCTGATCGGAAAGCCCGCCCAGTTTGTCCTGAAGCATCTGGGCGATATCGGCCATCGGCCGCATGTTCCCGGCCGCGTCGTGGAAGGTCAGGCCGTACTGGGCCATCATTTCCGCCGCCTGCTTCGTCGTCGGCACCATCCTCTGCAGGAAGGTCTTGAAGGACGTGCCAGCGTCAGAGCCCGACGCGAACAGAGGACTGGTCGCCGCCAGCACCGTGTTGAAGTCCTCGAACGTCACGCCGAGGTTCGCCGCGACGCCGCCTGCCTGGCCAATGGCGAGCGTGAAGTCTGAGAAGTCGAGCTTACTCTCGTTCACTGCGCCGGTGATGCCGTTCACGATGCGCGGCAGGTCTTCGACCGTCAGCTTGAACTGCGCCATGCTGTCCGTGATCGCCGCCGCTGCGGGATCGAGTTCGGTCCCGGCGGCGGCGGCCAGATCCACCGCCGCGCGCGCCGCGCCGCCGAGGATGTCTTCGACCGAGACGCCCGACTTGGCCAGCATGTCGATGGCGTCGGCTGCGGTGCTGGCGCTGAAGACCGTGTCCCGTCCGATCTCCCGGGCCAGATCGGTCAGTTGCTTGAAGGTTTCTCCCGTTGCACCCGTCGAGATGGACACGCGGTTCATGGCGGTCTCGAAGTCCGCCGCGGTCTTCGTGACGGCGAGGCCCAGCCCGACAATCGGCAGCGTCAGGGCGGTCGACATGGTCTTGCCCACGTCGCTGATCTGCTTGCCGATCTTCTGGAACTCGCGCCCGGCCTTGCGCAGTTCCTTCTGCGCTCGCGTCAGCCCTCCCTCGAACTCGGCGGCGTCCAGTCCCAGGACGACCTTGAGCGCGCCGATAGTCGCAGCGGACATAGGGCCTCCTTGCGGGCGGGCCCGCTTCAATCTGTATGGGATGGCCGATGACCGGGGCCTGCGTTGGATAGGGCCGACCGAAGCCGGCCCTATCCTCGGGCTCTCGCTCGCATCGCCGCGAAGACGCCCTTCATCTGTTCAGCCGATTGGATGACTGCCTGAACGCGTTCGCCAAGCAGTTCCTGATAGGTCGGCATTTTCTTAATCCGGCCCAGAGCGGCCGTGTGCCAGGCCGCCCAAGCGACCTCGCGGTGCGCCTGCTCCTGAAGGTCGTGAAACGCCTCCAGCGCGAGCGCGAGCGTGCGGGGCGTCTGTCGCCAGAACTCTGCGTCAGATCGCCCCGTCCGGAACCACGCCCTTAGGCTTCGGTCCCAGTTCCACGCTTCTCCGGGCCCCTCCGAGGGGAGCCCTTGGACTTTCCCTGCTCGGCTGCGGGGAATGCGGCTTTCAGGCTTTCGCCCATTTTCTTGGCCGCCTCTCCGATGCCGAGGGCGTGAACGATGTCGCCCGCCTCGATCTCGCTCAGGTCGGGGTGATGGCGCTGGAAGCCGACATGGAAGATGCGACGGATGCTCTTGAGCCCATCGATCTTCGCCGTGCCGTCCATGATGCCGGGAAAGTCGTCTTCCAGCTCACAGAGTGCATTCAGGTCGAGCAGTAGAATGAAGGTTCCGGCCAGCGGTCCCTCCTTCACATCGATGTCGATCTCACCCTTGATGCGGTTGCTCATGCCTTACGCCCCCGCCTCGGTGTAGACGGGCAGGCCCGATACCTTCATCGGCAGGCTGAACCGACGGACGCTATCGACCTCAATCGGCTCGCCGGGCTTGCCAGTGACGATGGCGTTGAAGTCCTCGGTGGCGCCGTCCGGATAGTCGATCCGGAAGCCCTGAACGTCGTCTTCCAGGAACAGGGCCGACGCCTTGGCGTAGGCCGCATCGGTCCAGTTGAACATGACGGTCACCTCACCGCCGTCCCGCAGCGTGCCGATGAACTCGCGCGTGCCGTTCGGCGACTTCAGGTGAGTGGTGTCCGCCGTTTCGCGGGTCGGGTTCGGCGGGGTGATGGAGACGGCTTCGCCGATCTCAGCGTAGACGGCAGGCGTGACGCCAGCCGCAGACGTGCGATGCGAGAAAGCCGACCCAAGGCCGATAGTGGCTTCGGATGCTGCCATGGTGATCGGCCCTCCTTAGGCCGGGCTGAAGGACACCCGGACGTCAATCCGAGTGCGGAAAAGTATGTTGGGCGCCTCGCCGAACGAGCCGCGCTCCTCATCGAGGATCACGCAGCCCTGGAACTTCACGCCGTCGATGATCTGTCCGGTGGCGGGCAGGGCCGCCTTGAAGGCTTCGCCGATGGCCTTGGCGGACAAGAAGGTGGTTCCCCAGCCGTCGCCCTGCACCCGAGCCATGACCAAACCGCTGGGTCCGCCCAAGTGCCAGTCTGGCGGGCCGTCGATCAGATGAAGCGCGAGGCTGGGCGCGCCCTCGCGCACGGCCCACTGGATGCGGTCGTTGACCAGAGCGGCCAGAGCCGCGTTAGCCGCGAGGTGGCCGCGTAGAGCTTCCTCCATGCTTCACCTCTTCGCCTTCATCGCCCGGCGCTGTGCGCGCTGGCGGGACTTGTCTATTTCGTTCGCGAGCGCGTCCTTGGTGCGCTCCAACGTTGGCCGCTCCTCGCGATCCCAGGTCGGACGGGCGTAGGGCTGCGGGCCGTGGTGTTCGTTGCCGAACTCCTGCTGCGTCGCCTGAGGCGGCATCCCTCCACCCACGACCGAAACGCCGGCGTAGACCTCGACCGTGCTGCTGTCGGGGAAGTGCTTCTTCGTGCCTTTCTGGCGCTTGGTTCCGACGTCGATGGCGTCGATCAGAGCCTCGAGACGTTTGGGCGCCTTGCCCTTCATCCCATCGGCGACGGGGCGCAGCGCTTCCAGCCCAGTACGGCGAAGGATGTTGCGGGCGGTGGCCTTGGAGAACTCGCCGAGGGCTTTCTCCATCTCGGCGAAGCCTTCTGTCCGAAGCTTCATTGCGCGCCCGGCGCCTTCGTCACGGCGTGGACTTCCACGATGTCGTCAAAGGGACGGACGTCCTGAATGTCGTACTGGAGCCCGCCGATCTCGATCTTCATCGAGACGTCGACCGGCCGGGCATAGAAGCGGAAAACCGCGCGGCGCTGGGTATCCGTGCCGTCGTTGGCCAGGAACTCCTTGCCGCCCGGGTACGTCACCTTGGCCCACGGGCGAGCGAAGACGACAGGCTGCTCGACAGGCGCACCGGCGCCATCACGGCCGGTCTCTTCGAACCGGATGAGCGCGATGCGCTTGTCGAACTCGCCAGGGTCCATCTCAGGACTTGGCCTTCGGGTCGGGGGCGGCCTCGGGTTCCGCCAGAACCTTGGCGGCGTGGGCGGCCTTCAGGCGGTCGCCCGACAGTTCGACCTCCGATCCCGCCGGATATTCCTCATAGGAGGTCTCGCTGGTCGGGTAGCGGAAGCGCTTGGCGAAACGATGGGTAGACATGATCAATCACCTCCAGGTGCGGAAAGGAGCGAGGAGCGCATCGACGCCGAACGGCATCTCGGTCACGGAAAGGTTGCCGGTGTTGACGGCCATGCGGTTGCGGAACCACTGGCCGATGAGCAGGAGAACCGCCTGCTGAATGGAAGCGGGAGCGGTATCGCCGCCGGACTCGTACTGGACGCGAACACCTTCAGCGTCGCCGCGCAGGCTGGGCCATGAGGCCCCGTCCTTGATGGACAGGCCGCCCGCCACGATCTCGTAGCTGTCGGGATCAAGGGTTTCCTCGAGCCCGGCAGGGGAGATGTATTTGACGCTGACGATCTCCGTCGCGGGGCCATAGGGCAGGACGGCGGCGCCCGCGAAGGTGTTGCACCGAAGCTCGAGCGTCTGCGAGAGGATGGTCCGACCTAGCCAGCCGGTCGGACCGTCAATACACGCGGTCGCCGCAGCGATGTACGCCTCGATCAGATCCTTCTCGCTGTCGTCGGTTTCCTCCAGCCGAAGGTGCTTCTTCGCCAGCGTGTAGCTGACCAGCCCGGCGGGCGGGGTGACGACGACAACCGGCATGGTCAGTCGGCCTTGGCAGCGGCTTCGGCAGGCTTGCCGCGCCCCTTCACCACCGCGTCCTTGGCCTTGGCTTCGGCCTTGGCGGCGGCTTCGGCGGCCGCCTTCTCATCGACCTCGACGGCCAGGCCGCGCTTGACGAGGCTCTTGCCGACCTCGGGCTCGACCAACTTCACATCGCCTGCGCGGGCGCGACCGTAGTCGCCGCGCAGGGAGCGGTTAAAACGAATGTGCATGGGGAAGTCCTTCTCAGAACGGAAAGGGCCAGCCCCCATTTCTGAGGGCTGGCTTTCAGCGGTTACGGGGCGGGGGTCGGGAAGGTGCCGTCGACCAGAGCCTTCGGACGCTTGATCGCGAACGCCAGACGCTTCTCAGCGCGGGCCGTGATCATGTTCTTCACGAAGTTGTCCCGATCCTCGGTCGAGAACAGAACCTCGGCGTCCATGCGGTCGTAGATGGTCCCCGCGACGCCGAACTCACCGGCCATGAAGTCGCCCTGATCCATCGCCGTGGTCGAGACCACCGAGCGGCCCCACAGCACCGGCCCGGCCAGCTGCAGCACGTTGGCGAAGATGTACCCGCCCATCGTGTTCTTGGTCAGTTCGATGCGAGCCCACTCCATCGGGTTCAGGATGAAGCCGTCGCCAGCGTAATCCTCGAGTTCCAGTTGGAGCAGGGCCAGGCGCAGGGTGTCGATCGGAGTCTCGTCGGCCAGCACGAACGGGGCGGCGTAGGCCGTCGCCTCGGACCGGAGGCCGGTCAGGTGCTCGCCGGTGCCGTCGCCGTTCAGCAGCTCTTCGTCCTCGGCAATGTCGAGGCCGTAGCGCAGTTCGCTGTCCAGCTCGGTCTGCAGCGAAGCCGCATCGTCCAGCGTGTTGCGCGAGATGGGCACCCAGTGCGCGATGGTACGCACCGGCGCGTCCGCCTTCACCCAGGCATAGTCGGACTCGGGCTTCAGCGTGTTCTCACCGACGACCCCGGCGTTGTTCGTCCGGACCGACTGCTTGGCGTACTCGACCAGGTTCGAACCGGTGCTGCCGACGTTCAGCAGCGAACGGATGCGCGGAGCGCGGCGACGCAGGCTGACGACTTCACCGTCACGGGTCGGGACGATCAGGCCGCCAGCCGAGGCCGAGGTGATGACGTTGTTCACCTCGATCCGGCAGGTGCCCTTGGCGCCGTTGGCCCGGAAGGCGACGAGCGCGTCATGATTGGCGACGGCCGTGCCCAGCGATTGGGCGGGCGTGCGTTCGTCGCGTCGCTTCGAAGCATTCTGTTCGACCTGCTGCTGACGCTCTTCCAGCGCCGCCAGTTGGCCCTGCAGTTCCTTCTGGTTGACCAACAGCTTGTCGGCCGTGGCCTTGACCTCGGCCGTCACCGTGCCGGTGTCCTCGGCCTGCTTCAGCGCCTTCTCGGCGGTTTGCTTCACCTCGCCGGTCACACGATCCAGCTGCAGGCGAATTTCTTTGATGTCTTCCGACATGGGGAAGGTCTCCGATGTAAGGGGTGGCTGCGGGTCAGCGGGCCCGCAGGTCTTCGAGGAGGGATCGCACCTCCGAGGCATCGGCAGCGCCAGGCGTGCCATGATCGTCAGCACCGGGCGTGACGCGTTTCAGGTCTTGGATCAGCTGCTTGATTTCGGCGCGCGAGGCGCCGGCCAGCCGTCCAAGGTTGTCAGCCGCTCGCTCCGCGCGGAGGCGCTCGCCGCGCTCTCGTTGCTGCGGGTTGTCGGCAATCTGGTCGCTGCCCAGCAGCGCATCAGCGAAACCTTTGTCGATGGCTTCCTTGCCGCCGAGCCAGGTCTCCTTGTCGTTCATCGCGGCGATCTCTTCAGTTGAGAGACCGGTGCGGGCCACGAAGATATCGTTGGCCGTGGCGTCGAACGGCTCCAGCCAGTCCGCAGTCTCGCGAAGCTGATGGCGGTCGCCGCTCGTCGTCACCCACGCGTTGTGCACCATGATGAAGCCCGCGCGGGCGATCTGCACCTCGTCGCCCGCCATCGCGATCACAGACGCGGCCGAGGCGGCGATGCCGAGGATTTTGACCGTCACCCTGCCCTTGTGCTCGCGCAGCAGGTTGTAGATCGCCAAGCCCTCGAAATAGTCGCCACCGGGCGAATTGATGTTCACCACCACGTCCCGCTCGCCAATCTGTCGCAGCGCGGCAGCAACGCGCTTTGCGGTCACGCCTTCCCCCGTCCACCAGTCGAAGCCGATCACGTCGAGGATGGAGATGGACGCGTCAGTGTCTGCATCACCGGCGGCGCGAACGCCGGGGTTCCATGCGGACATGGCGCGCGGCGGGCATGCAGAATGCAGGAGGTCGGGCCGCGCCAGGACGGCGGCGGCCGGAAGGCTGCGCTTGTTCATGATCAGTCGTCCTTGATGCCGACCAGGAAGCGCATCTGAGCGCTGACGTCGCCGCCGCCCCGGCCCAGCTGATCCAGCGGCGCGAGATTGGTCTGGGCCGTCAGCGTGTCGCCGCCCGGCACCTTCGGCAGGTTCAGCTTCGCCCGCGCCTCGTTGCGCGTCATCAGGGCGTTCTGGACCATCTTCGACAGATATTCGGCCTTTGCCTGGCTATCCGCCTGCAGCAGACCTTCGCGATTGAACTCGAACTGGATGCGGCGTTTCTGGCCGACCGGCACCAAGTCCTTGGTGACGCGCGCCTCGATCCGGCGACACAGCGGGTTGATGCCCAGCGTGAGCCACGCGATCAGGATTTGCTCGACGCCGGTTCCCCACATGGTCTGGCCGTCGGCCGCGTGCCCGATGATGATGGGCGGCATGCCGTACCAGCGGCACATCTCCTCGACGTTGAAGCGCCGGCTATCCAGCATCTGGGCGTCTTCGGGATTCAGCGTGAAGGGGATCGGCGACATCCCCTGCTCCAGCACCATCACCTTTCCGGCGTTGTCGGAGCCCACGAACTTCTTGAACATGGAACGCAGGTCGTTCCGCTGCTCCGGCGTCAGCTTGGTCTGGCCGGAGTTGATAAAAAGGGGCTGTTGCAGCCCGTTCGCGAAGATGCGTGCCGCAGTCTCGTCGGCCGCCATCGCCGAGCCCAGCGAGTGAACCCCGAGGGCGATGGGCGACAGGCCCTCGTCACCGCCGAAGTTGAAGCCCTTCAGGTGCCAGATCTTATCGGCCGGAAGGGTCTCTTCCTTGCCACGGTCATGGACCTTGAACTTCAGCACGCCATCAATCCGGACCGGGCGCGCGCTGATGGGCTCCAGCGCAGTCAGGCGAGAACCGCTGAAGACGCGCTCGGAATAGCTGTTGCCGCGGGCGACCAGCCCACCGACCTTGGTCTCCCAGAACTCCAATGGGGTCTGTGAAGCGTTCGGGCTGGATAGCAGCAGTTCGGCGAGTTCGTGGTCATCCCGCGAAACCCGGCTGCCATCAGCCCCCTTCTCGTAGACGGCGGCCGGGAGCGAGGCCACGGCGGTCGCGGTCAAACGGATGCACGCCCAGGCGGTGGCGAGTTGCAGGGTGGTCTGAAGGTTGACCTTCTTCCCGGCGCTGCTTTCACGGCCGAGTATCCAGCCGAGGGCGCTGCCGTCCGACAGGCAAAGGCGCTGCTGTTTGGCGACCTCGGGCGGCGACAGAACCTCTTGGCGCGGTCGGTTGAAGGGCCAGAGGTTCACTGGATCACCACCGCGTTGTTGATGAAGTCATCCAAGTTCTGACCTCCGTCTGAAGGGGCGCTGAGAGCGGCGCCGACGGCCATCGCCAGACTGACGAGCGGGTCGATCCGCTGCGTCGCCTTGCGCTTCTCGAACCAGCGGTTCCCGAAGGGGTCGCTGTCGTTGATCGCGGCCGACATGCACGCTGAGACCAGCACGGGGTTGCGGAGGAGACGGATGCGACCGTCGATGATCAGTTGCTCCAGCTCGTTCAGCGAGCCGGGCATCCAAAGGCCCTCGGGTGCCTCTCGGCCCTCGGCCTTCGCCAGGGCGATTTGCCCCTCGGTCGGCTTGGCCTTGCGCTTGCCGCCCTGGGGATGCTCGACCACGTTCAGATGCTCGAGGCCCAAGGCTTCAAGCTCCTGCTCGAACTTGCGCCAGCCGTAGCGGTCATATGCGACCGTGCGGACGTCGTAGTTCTGATCGAGCCACTGATAGTGCGCCGCGACGTGATCGAGGCGGATACGGTCGCCGGGGACGGCGTTCAGCCAGACGCGGCGCCCTTCCATTTCGGCGATGGTCTCGTCGGCCCAGACGTCATACTGCGCCTGATCGGCCAGCGACCTGGCCGCGATGTTGCTGCCCGGCGTCCACGCCTCAATCCACGCGTCGAAGGTCGGCAGAAGCAGGACTTCGCCATCGGCCCGCTCGACCTCAACCTCGCCGGTGCGAACCACATGCGCCACCGCCGTAAGGTCGCGGGCCGCAGATAGGTCGACGCCGGTGTCGACATACTTCCCGGCGTGCTCAGTCGGATCGAAGTCCGCCAGCACGCGCTCCAGCGTCTCCCGCGATATCCACGCCCGCTCTGCGTCGGTCCAGACGCAGAAGTGCAGCCGCAGGATGCCGTTCAGCTTGCCCGGCATGGCCTTGGCCTGGGCGACAACGCCGGCCAGATAATCGTTGGTGAGGATGGTCCCCAGCAGGGGGTTGGCCTTGATCCAGCAGGAGGGATCGTTCAGCGGGTCGTCGCCCTCGTCCAGCGCGCAGACATAGGCGAAGGTGGTGTCGTCTATGACCTCTCCGACGAAGCCGAAGTCGGTGCCCGGCGACCGGGTTCCGGCCGCGACGCGGATGGCGTGTTCGTGCTCTTCCCAGCAGATCGAGTTCCGGTCGGAGCCCGAGTTGGTGATCATCACCAGCAGGGGCTGGCGCCTGAACTTGAAGCCTCGCTCCAGCGTCTCGATGATGCCCCGGTCGGGGTGCTCGTGAACCTCGTCGCAGAGCGCGAAGTGAGGACGCGGGCCGGAACCTGACTTGCGGTTCTCACGCGAGACAGGCCGGAAGAACGACGCCGAGTCGAGGTGCGCGATGTTGTATTCGCGGCCCTCGCCGCCGCTGAACTTCAGCCGCTTCTGCAGCGCGGGCGCCGCCTTCACCATCTTCACGGCATCGGCGAACAGGATGCCTGCCTGATCCTTGGTCGCGCCAGCGGCGTAGACCTGGGCCCCCGCCTCGCCGTCCGAGGCGAGACCATAGAGGCCGATCCCTCCGACCAGTGGAGATTTCCCGTTGCCCTTGCCCTGCTCGATGTAGGCCCGACGGAAGCGCCGCGTGCCGTCGACCTTCTTCCACCCGAACAGCGAGCCGAGGATGAACGCCTGCGACGGGTCCAGATTGAAGGGCTTCCCCTCGAACTGGCCCTCGCTCAGCTTCAGCACCTTCTCGAAGTAGTCCCAGACCCGCTGTGCAGCGGCCAAGTCCCACTTGAGGCCGCGCTTGGGCCCTTCGGTCAGATCGAGAAGATGGCGGCGGCAGGCGTTCCGAACGTGCGGCCCGGCGACAATCCGTCCTGCGATGACGTCCTGCGCATACCGGGTCGCACGGTCCTTACTGGAAGAACGCGTCGTCGGGGTCTTGGTCTTCACCGTCACCCACCCCGACCTTCGAACGGTCGGCTGGCGTGGCGCCCAGCTGCGCGAGGCAGAGGCGCAAGAGGTTCAGCTTGGTCACGCCCATGTCGAGCGGGTTCGCCATGAAGGCGGCGCGCAGGACGCTCGCCAGTTCCATCACCGAACGGTCCGACTCCGTCAGCCAGGGCAGTTCGCGCTTGAAGCCTTCCCAGATGCTGGACTGATCGTCGTCAAACCACTCAGGGGGCTGTCCCAGCGCCTTCGTGGCCTTGGGTTCTTTCCGGTCCCGAAAGCGCTGCGGGTTCTTTCCAGCAGCGCCTGTGGCGTCCGCCTTGGCGGCCGGGGTGCGGGGTCGTGCCATGGTCCACCCCCCCAAAATCTGAATTGTGGTTGTGTTTTTTCTCGGCCCGCCGCCGGTCCCTAAGCCGCAACCCTGTGACTTTCGAACCGCCCTCCCCCCGTGCGGGGTCAGCGGTCGGTCAAGGGGGTGCGGTAGGCCCTGTGGTTCGGGTCGGTCGGGAAACCGTCTGCTCCGACGGCGGGGCTGTAGCCGAGACGCTCTTCGCGCTGCTTCACCTTGGAGTGACAGCGCCAGGGCTCTTCATCGCAGAGGGACTGAAGCTCTCCCTTGAAGAACAGCTCAGGGTCTCCCCGGTGGGGGATGATGTGATCTGCGATGGTGGCGGCTGTAACGCGCCCTGCTGCTGCGCACATGCGGCACAGGGGCTCGTAGGCCAGTTGGTGCATGCGGCGGGATCGCCACTGCGCCGTCTTGTAGAGGCGACGATATGCAATCGCCTCCGGGCTGCGTCTATCGACGGGCGCGCGGGTCATAGGTGGGAACGCTATCAGGAAGGGGGAGCCGACGAGAACTTCTGGGGACCATGACGGTTTCCTGTGACTAGGTGAACGCCGTGCGTTGAAGCTTTTTGGCTTTGCGGCCAGTCTCCGCGTCATTGCTAGGAGACCCACCTTGACCACTCACAGCGCCAAAATTATCGCCAAGACAAAGCTCAGCGGCAAAGGCACGCCGTTCATATGGTTCGAGTACTTCGACGAGGAAATGCCGACCCTTCCTGGCGTCGATTTTGCCTTAGAGCTGCGACCCGGCGTCACCGTAGAAGAAGCTGCCGCCGTTGAAGCTATATTCGACAAGTATGTCGATCGACTATCTGTCGTGCGCCGCCGAGCCGGATAGTCGGATCGATCCGATATGACGCCCTTCCCACAATCCAGCCGCAGTCGTTGGGGCTAGGTCCCCTCGCACGGCTCCGCGCCACGGTGGCCTTCTCGGCCTAAGGCGTCGTCGTCTTTGGCCGGCCTTGATCGGTGCTGGGCCCGGCTGAGTAGGCGCGGTGGGTAAGGGGTTCACCCCAAGCACGCTCTGCGGCAGGGTTCCAGATAGCTGTTGCTGCGTGCCCTCTGCGGCCGCGAAGGCGCTGAGCGCCCTGCGAGGCAATATGGTCAGGACGACGGGCTATACAATCCTCCGCCCCAAGGAATGGCCGTGATGGCCACGCCTGTTGAAGCTCGGTGCGCATGCAAGCCAAACATGACCTGACCGAGGCTCGCGCGCACGAGAAGGAAATCAAGGCGCGGCCCTTGATGGCGGCCTGACGAAAAGGCGGCCCGCAAGAGCCACCCTGTGATCGTCATGGACGGAGCTGAATCGTAAAATACCCCCCGACTGATAGGAGTCAGGCTTTCAGTGCGGCGGCGCGCTGCTCCTCCGACATAGCCCATAGCTTGGTGGCCTCGGCCAATTCCAAGAAGTGCTGGTGCAAATCCGCGCGGGCGATCGTAACAATATGCTCATCCTTCACAGTATCTGGACGGTAGGAGAGCTTGAAGTCGAACCGGCGGGCAGTGGGATCGTAAACGTCTCCCGTCGTCAGGTCGACACTGAACGCAACGTCCTGGGAGTGGGCAAATCCCATCTTCCGGTCTTCGGTGACACTGACGAGCTTCAAAAGGTCGACAAGATCAACGCGCTCTTGGTTATCCCTCATCGAATGCCTCTCCGGTTAAGCAACCAGCCTAACCCAAGAGATCGGTACTGGCCGCTCCGCGGAAGGACAGGACTGTGGAAACGACGATGAAGTGGTGGACAGCAGCGCGCTCTGTGATGCGCGAGGCGCGATTGGCGCGCGAACTATCCCTCGTAGCGCGTAGATGGCCAGCGGAGGAAACGAAAAACCCCGGCCGCATGACGCTCCGGAGTCTCTCGGTCAGGATTACGTGCCACCCTGACATTTCGGAAATTCTGGACTGCTTTTGTTCTTCCGTCAAGGCGCTGTGGCCAGTAAAGCAGCGCTGTGTTCAGTCGCACTCGGGGAAGCATTATGAGGCCTGGCCTCAGTGCGGCACCTGATCTCTGGTGAATGTGGGAGGGTTCGCGCTTTGTGCGCAACAGCTTCACCCCATTGGAACCGCCTCGGCATTGACACCTTCTGTTGATATCCGCAGGGTACTTTCACCCCGTGAACGAAAGCAGAGGAGGTCAGCATGAGCGCACTGAAGCACACCGATTGCCACGCTGCGAAGGCCGCCCCTCGGGCTGGTCCGCCGCAGCCTAAGCGTCGCACGAATGAAGTGATCGACTACGATCTGCTGTGCGACGAGGTGATGGCGAAATATCCGCGGATCCTAAAGCGCCTTGCGGAATGAGCCCGGCTGGCTCACTCCCGAGGGGCTGATACACATCAACAAACGAATGGTTGCCGCAACGGGTGAGCCCCACCTGTTGCGGAGCGCCGCCCTTCTCGAAAGCGCTCTCTCGCGCCCGCGAAACCTTTGGCACTATGAGGGTGTAGACGACATCGCCGTGCTTGCCACGTCGTTGTTGTTTGGCGTGGCAGGCAACCATCCCTTCGCCCAGGGCAATAAACGAACCGCCTTCACCGCAGCAATCGGCTTCCTCGGCCTGAACGATTGGGCGTTTGTTTTGGTCGATGACCGCAACTGTGCCGAGCACATCATCGCCGTAATAAATGGCGAGGCGACCGAGCAGTCGTTCAGCGACCATCTACGTGAATGCATCTGCCAAGCAAATGCCTGGTAACCCACCCCGCCCCACCAGGCGGGGTTTTTGTTAGGCCGGAACGCCTCATCGCCTCTCGCCTTCTCAACTAAAGCGAAAGGAAGAGGCATGGCCGAAACACCACATGATCCGCCCGAGCACCTCAACAGCGAGGACGGCAACCTGACGCCGGTCAACGCCGCTTCGGTATCGAAGGGCGATCCAGCAGAACTGCTTCGAGGCGTAGGCCAGGAGAACATCTCCGCCCGTCCGGCCAAGCCGAAACCGTCAGACCCGTCCCCTGCCCCGCCGGAACTGGATGACGACGCCACGCAGATGAAGAAGATTGAAGACGCCGCTGGTACTGAGCCTTCACCGCCTGGTGTCATCGAGCCGGAGGGCGCACGCGAATTGCCCAGGCCGCCGCTATTGGATCCAATTTGATGGTCCCGCGTCTCAAGCTGTTCGAATGGTCGGACGGCTTCCACACCTTCACGGTGGCCGCCAGCTCGCGTCCCAAAGCCTTGGTCGCCTGGGGCAGCGGCCAGGATCTGTTCGCGACTGGATTGGCCAAGGAAGTGGACGACAGCCCAGACGGCGAGGCTGCCAAGGCTTCGCCCGGCACGGTGATCGAGCGCAAGCTCGACGTGAAGCTGCCGGTTGTTACTCCGAAAAGGAATCAGGCGAAGAAGAAGACGCGTAAGCCGAGCGCCGCCGATCGGAAACGATTGGAGGAAGCCCAACTCGCCCTAGACGATCTCGATACGATGCACGGTCAGGCCGCCCAGCGGCTGGATGAAGAACTGCAAGCCTTGAAAGCGCGCCGCGCCGAAGAGCGGCAAGCCTACGAAGAGCAACGTGAAAAGCTTCAGGATCGCGTGGAGAAGGCCCGAGCTAGGCTCTAAGCGTTGTCATCTTCCTCGTCGTCTTCTGCCTCGAAGTCGGCAAACACCAGCTTCATTTCAACCTTCACCTCGTCCATCGTCTGCTGGACCCAGGCGTGAAGGGAACGGACGGTCTTCTCGGCTGACACAGCGTCTGGAGAGAAGAGGCGCTCCATGACGTCGGTCAGGGCTTGGTTCCTCCCCATTAGCAGACCTGCCCGATAGATCGGGTCGTCTGAAGGGTCGATGTCGTCTTCTTCGTCCATGGGCAGAACCTATCACCAGCGTCAGAATTGGAAACGGCGGCTCCGCCGGAACCGCCGCTCTCATAGCCTAGAAGAGTTATGTGATCTTCTTCGCTGCAAACACGCCCAAAGCCAGGAAGATCAAGAAGATCACCACGGCGAGGCCGAACAGGAATTTCGCGATCCCAGCTGCTGTGCCAGCGATGCCGCCAAAGCCAAGAATGCCCGCGATGATGGCGACGATTGCGAATATCAGAGCCCACTTGAGCATGTCGTTCTCCTTCAAATAGCGAAGGCCCAACGAGAGGCAGGCTTGGCGGTTCCGACCTGCCCGACCTGCACCGTGGGACCGCCTCGCGTCTTCAGGTTCCCCGCTGTCCGCCAAACTTATCGTGTGGAGCGGCCGCGGGAACAGGCCCCGCTCCTGCTGATTGGCTCTACTCAACCAACAGGAGATCGCCATGACCGACGTTCCGCCGAACGATCCGTACTCTCGCAGCCCTGCCGATAAAGACAGCCTGCAGGAGCAGGCCAGGCGCGAGACCGAGGACGCCGAACGCCGGGAACAAGAGCCCGATCCCAGCGTCACCACGCCTCAGCCTGACGAGAATCCCGACCAGCGCCGCAAGCTGGAAGAGGAAGCGGCGAAGGCTCCGCCAGCAACGCCACCGATCGCTAACCCGGACTGAGCGATCAGCAATTCAATTGAAAACGGCGGCCCCGGTTGGAGCCGCCGTTTTTCTTTTCGGACTTCTATTCCGGACGACCTGTCGCTGGAGCGCGCTCTTGGCTGAGATCCACGTGCGCTGGGTTCGGCGTCAGGTCGAGCATCGCGCCGGTACCCGCATCGATCCCGGCGCCGATGATGCCTCCTACAAGCACGTTTCCAGCCATGGCGACGCCGCCGCCAGTGGAAACCTTGTTGGTCACAGTCACTGTCGCTGGACGATACCCGTCCAGCGTCAACGTCGCGATGAACTCGGACTTACGCGGCATCTTGATCGAGCATGGCGTGGCCTGGCAGTGGAAACCGTTGGAGGTTTCGACGCGAGCGCCCGGCGGAGTGGACGTCACTTCCCAAGCCGTCTTAGTGCCTCGCGTCACGGAGGCGCAGGCAGACGTGAGCGATGTGGCGACGCCAAGCGCCGCCAGGATGGCGATCTTCTTCATTATTCAGGATACCCCGAGGTAACAGCCCAAGCCCCCTGCCCGGACATAACCGCGTAATATCACGCCGTTCTGTTCCGTCCAGTAACTCAGTTCGGTAATGACCGTTTTCGCGCGCGCCCCCTCAAAGAAGAAAGGCCAGTCCGCCGAGCAACAGGTCGCGTTTGGCTTCCCAAGCCGTCCCGAAGCGTCCAGCTGCGCGCTGGATTACCCACTGAGGCCAACTGTCGAGAACGACTACGTTAAACACCTCCTGGCGCTGCTGCGGAGTCATGGCGTCATTTGCGATCTTCCAGGCCTTGGTTGCGTTCTCCCGGCGCTCCAAATCATCGCCTTGGATAGACTTTGACGGAAGAGCGCTATCCCAGATCGCCGCGATCTCCTTATCCGTCAGATGGGCGAAGTTCAGATCGCGAACGTTGGCGCCATCCGGCATCGTTCGGTCCTTCCTCATGGCAACCCTAGGCGCCCCATACGAAGCAAGGCGATACAGAGCGGCGTAGCGGGCAGCAGCTCGGTAGGAGTCTTCGTCGATCCATCCGCGCTCAAACGCGACTTCGACCGGCGTGAATTTCTGGCCGAGCTTCGCAAGGCCGAATGCCTGACGGATATCCACGACGCGGGCGTTCGGCTTCTGAGGACGCAGCTTGCCGCATGCATATCGCTCGCCCTGAGCTTTGGGCCGACCTCCTTTTTGATGCAGGCGAACGCGGGGGTTGGTGGCTTTGCCCATCGAGATGGTCTTTCAGAACAGGGTGTATCGGTGAAGGGTGCGGGGGCTGATACCTGGGCCTTGGCGGGGCCGCGGATCGCTGTCGTCGATCACGATGAAGGGGCGGGAGAGGATTCCGCTCGGCAGACCGACGATCTTCTCGGCCTGACGGTCTGTCCGCCCTATGCGCCGCTGCTCGTTGACCGCGTGCTGCTGCATGAGCGTGATCCGCTCCACCATCAGGCAGCCTCCTGGCCTGGGTCTGATGCGACCTCGACCCTGACGTCGTTCTTCGCCAGCCAAGCCGAAAGCTGCGTCGTGAGTTGCTTGGCGCTGAAAGAGTTCCTCGCCACCAGCGTCCGGTCCGCCTCTCGCCAGCGACAGGGCCTGACCCATTTCCGGACGAAGTCCTCGTTCGTCGCCTGCAACACCGAGGCCAGCAGCGCCGGGGGGCCGTCGAACTCCAGGACTGGCGCTGCGGCGGCGGGTGGCATCCAGTTCAGGTGTTTCCCGTCTTTCAGCCACCGGGCCATGCACGGGGCGCCCTTGTCGCCGTGGGCCTGGCTGACCTTGGGCGCAAAGCGCTGGATCGCAGCCGGCAGGCCCGCCTGCTCGTCCTCGCCAAGCTTCGTCCACTCGGTCAGGGCATTCGGCTTGGACGACCGGCCCTCGACGTGGGGATAGGCTTTCCAGGCGGCCTCGAACGGCTCAGGGCCGACGGTCTTCGATTTTCGGGAAGGCGCTTTCGTCGTCTTTGGCTCAGCCAAGACAGAGGATGCGTTAGCATCCTTATTACTTATCCCTGTCCCTGTCCCTTTCTCTTGGAGGCTTTGTCCCGAGGGACAATCGGCCGTGTCCCCGAGGACATCATCGGGACCGGGATCGACCACGGCCGGGGACACGCCTTCGAGAAACTGCTCGTAGGTCGGTGTCGGAATGTCGGTCCCGTTGCGCTGATTGGCCTTCTTGATGCGTGCGCATTCGGTCCGCCAACGTTGCTGCCTCTTGCCCTCCCAGGCGGCGATGGCCTGCTCGGCAATGACGGGATGGTAGAAGCGCCCGTCATCACACAGGATGAAGCCCCGCATCGCTCCTGCTCGATGTTTACGGAATGTCTTGAGGTCCCGACCCAACCCGCAAAGGCGAGCGAGCACCGTCTCGTTGTCGGGCAAGGATCCGGCTGGCAGTTGATGCCAAGCGGCCGCCCACAGCAGCACTGCGTACCAACAAGCCTCTGGATGCTCTTCGGCGGCCAGATCACTGTCCCTCAGGCGGGCGACCTGAAGGGGCATGAACGGGAAGTCCTGAAGATCGCAATCGGCGGGTGTCAGTGGAGCGGTCATCATTGGCCCCCAAACGAATAGATGGGCTCGCGAGGACCGGCTTCGTATCGGTCCTGCCGGGCCAGATTGCCGAAGCGGGTCAGGTCGTCGTCAAAGGCGAGTTTGACGGTCCCGATGGGGCCGTGGCGCTGCTTGCCGATGATGACCTCAGCGAGACCGTCGACCTTCGACATCTCTTCGGCCCAGGTCAGGTGCTCCTGCGAGCCCTCTCGCGGTTCGGCGCGGGCGATGTAGTAGGCCTCGCGGAAGACGAACATGACGCAGTCGGCATCCTGCTCGATCGAGCCCGACTCCCTCAGATCGGAAAGCATGGGCCGCTTGTCCTCGCGGGTTTCGACCTGACGCGACAGTTGCGACAGGGCGATGACCGGGACGTTCAGTTCCTTGGCCAGAGCCTTCAGGGCGCCGGTGATGACCGAGACCTCCTGGGTGCGATTGCCCTTCACGTCCGTGGTCATCAGTTGCAGGTAATCGACAATGATCAGATCGACGCCATGCTTGCGGTGATGGCGACGTGCGCGGGCGCAGAACTTGGCCACGTGAATGCCGCCGGTGTCGTCAATGTGCAGGGGGATGGCGTTCAGCCGCTCTGCTGCCTCGACGTAGTCGCGCATCTCGGTATCGGACGCCTGGCCCTTCCTGATGCGGTCTCCCGAGACGCCGCTGGCGTCGGCCAGGATGCGCGCGGCCAACTGCTCCTTGGACATTTCCAGCGAGCCGAAGAACACCCGTCCGCCGTCTACGGTCTTACGCCCGCCGTCTGGCGTCGGCTCCCAGCGATAGTTGCGGGCAACGTTGAAGGCGATGTTGGTCGCCAGCGCCGTCTTGCCCATGGAAGGACGGCCCGCGAGGATCAGGAGGTCTGACGGGTGAAGGCCGCCAAGCTTCTGGTCCAGATCAATCAGACTGGTCGAAATCCCGGTGAGCTTTCCATCACGCTTGAAGGCAGCCTGAGCCATGGCGACGGCGCCGCTGGCCGCTTCACTGAAGGATGCGACTGCGCGCACCTGCCCGCCGTTCTCGGCAAGGCTGAACAGGACATTCTCGGCCTGCTCGATTAGGTCGCGCGCCGTCCGCTCATGATCCTCCACAGATGCAGCGATGTCCCCCGACACAGCAAGAAGACCCCTGCGCATGGCGAGGTCATGAACCTCGGCCCCGTACTGGCGGGCGAGCGACGAAACGGCGCCGCCGCTCATCAAGTTCACCAGCCAGGAGATGGCAGGCACGCCGATCAAGGCGGGATCGCCTTCGAACCGCGCGGCCAGAAGACTGGCTTCAGCTACGGCCCCACGCCCAACCGTTTCCGAGATGGCCGCGAAGAGCCGCTGATGGATTTCCAGTGCGAAATGCTCCGCCCTCAGGTCATCCGGCAAACGGTCATAGGCGCCGTTGTCGTTCAATAGTGCGCCCAGGAGCGCCTGCTCGGCATCGAGATTGATCGTGCTCATCCCGCAGCCCTCAGCGGCATAACGTTCGAGGCAGACCCAGCGGCGACGGCTCGCAACGCCACCAGCGCACGCAGGGCCTCGTCGATCTCTTTCAGGGAGGCGGTAGCATCGGCCTTGCTGAAGTCGCCGTCAGCCGCGCGTCGGATGACCTCGGACAGAACGTCACCGGACTCAGCCGCATAGTCGGACAGGGCGATCTGCAAAGCGCGCGGCGTCACATCCCCAATCGGCGGCAGGAAGACCCCGCCGGCCAACAGCGCCAGATCCTCAGCCAATGCTGCCGCCCCTGCCCGACTCAGGGCGCGTGCTTCTTCATAGGACAGCGTGGCCTTGCGCCGCTGTTCAACGTCAGGGTCGGCCGCCTTGTAGAGCCAGTTGTCCTGACGCTGGATCAGGTCAGCCGCCGTCGACAGCCCCCCGACTTCGTTGATGGCGCGGGTCAGCGCATGGTGGAGAGAGCCGGGCTGACGCGGCTTGGTTGGCTTGAATGGCGTGGTTGTCATGCGGCCCCCAAAGCGGTCTGGCTGTTGTGGGTGACGGCTTGGCCGAGCGCGCTCATGGTTCTGGTCATGGAAGACCAGAACGAAGCCTGGAAACGACAGACCGAAGCGCGGCTTTGGTATCTGGAGGACGCCGTGAAGCCCCAACGGATACGCCGAGCGGTCAACGGCAAGCCCCTGCCCCCGCCAGCATATGAGCCGGGCGAACGCTTTCCGTTGACCAAATGGCTGATGGTCCGGCTCGACGCTCTGGAGGTTCTCCTGCGCGTGCTCCTCGACGCGGACGCCGCGCGGTCAGAAGACCAGCTCGATTGCTCGACCCTGGAAGACCTGATGCGCCCCAAACTGGATGAGTTGGAGGCGTGGTCAGAACGGCAGGTGGAGCCCCCAATCGAGATTAGAGAAACGATGGCGGCCGTCCTGTTTGCACGGGTCGTCATGCTGGAGGACCCGACTTGGCCGATTGTGGATGAGTAGCTAACTCCCCCTGAGACTGGGCTTTCCGCAGAGACACAGCCTCTATTTCGGCAGTCCGCGACAGACGGCGCTGCTCGGCACAGTGGGATAGGCGTTCATGTGTGACATCGGTAGCGCCTACGGATTGCGCGTAACGAACCAGCGGCGAAAACCATTCCGCAGGTACGCTGTCGTAATCCAGCCAGCGGCGAATGTTCTTGGGAGGAATCGCCAATCCGCTCGAGAGACTGGCGATTTCAAAGCGGCTGATGATAGGGATGAAGAACATAGCCAACATGCTACACGTATCGTGTTACGGAACAACATGAAAAATGTCGACCCGCAGACGGATGCCGCGCTAGGGGCACGGCGTCGCCTGAAACAACTTCGTCAACAGCGCGGGTTGTCAGTGGAGCGGTTGGCCGCCCTAATTGAGCGATCCCCCAGCTCGATCCGAGCGCACGAAAACGGGCAAAATGGGATCAATCATCAGGCTGCGGCTATCTACGCGCAGGCGCTAGGCTCCACGCCGTCTTTCATACTTTGGGGAAGAGACGAGGAAGCGGTCGTCACCGATTCAGATACGGCCCTACGAGAAGTCCCTATACTAGGGGAAATTGCTGGAGATGCCTGGATAGAGGGATATGCCGAGCACCAAATCTCTGCAGTGGTCGTATCGCTTCCCGAATACAGACTCTTTGAACTGAAGGCGTACATCATCGGCCGAAAAACTCGGAACTTCAGAAAGGGTGATTACGTAGTGGTAGCGCCTCCTGATGTTGGCGTGCGCCCCCTAGACCAAATAGTTGTTAAGATAACTGACGATGAAGGAAGGACTAAACTTTCGCTCGCAGAAGTCGATCTAACCTTGGCAGGCCTTTTGCTTAGACCTCTTGCAGGCGGCGCCGACCGGATCGGCGCGCGAACGACGTGGAACTCGTCGACCGCCACCCCAAAGGGACGCGTCGAGGTGATCGGGCCCGTCGTCGCATACGGCGGACGAGAGAGACCTAGCACCGGCCCCGTCATTCCCAATGAGCAAATCGCCTCCCTCACACTCCTTGCTTGACACGTTTCGTGTTGCATGAATTATGTTGCCTCATCACATGAGGAAACGCCCATGCTGCACGCCGATCAGTCCATTTCCCAAAAAGTTCGTTTCTCCCCCCGCGAGGACTTTTCCTCGCCTCACAAGGAGAACGACATGTCAGCCACGACCGCAGAAACTGGATTCCACGCACCCGCCACGCGGGCGTCTCAGCAAGCAACTGCCGTCGCCAGCACGGCCAAAGCCCGATTGAAAGCGGCCAAGAAAACCGCGCTGGAGCGAGCTATTGCCAAGGCCGAGGCCTTTCTGCCGCAGTTTCAGCAGGTGTCGCGTGAAGTAAGCGAGGCAGCTACAGCGCTGGAGGGTATTAAAGGCCCCTCCTACGACGAGAGAATGGCCGCCAGAGCATTGGTTCTGATGCCCAACGAACTGTCCATCGCGAGAGACCCTGCCGAAGCGATTGTCCGCATCACTATGGAATATGGCGATGGGACAATCCGAGAGACGATACCAAGCGACACGAACTACCGCCCGTTTAGCCGAAAAGAGCTTGAGGAGTTCTGCGGCTGCCACGGCCTTGATACGCCTCGATACCTCGCGCTTTGGGATGAATGGCAAGAAGCTCAACTTGCGGCCGAAAACGGCCTTAGAACGCCCGAGTTTGCGGCGGCCCAAGAGCGCTATGAAGCAGCGGAGAAGGCCTACGACGCAACGTTAGATCAGATGGGTCGACTTGCGCATAAGATCCTTGGCGTGGCGGTATCGACGCCAGAGGACGCTCTAATCCAAATGGACGCCTATTCGCGAGTTCTCGAAGCGGCGGAAATGTATGACCCGCTCTCAGAGCACGATCAGCATCGCCTGCATCAGGCCGCGATCAATGCGCTGAGGGCTGCCGCCGAGTAGGCGCGTGAACTGAAGGCCGCCTGACATGAGCATCATCCATGTCGAGTTCGGGGGCGCTTCGGCGCCCTCGACCACCGCCTTACGACCGAAGGGCAAAACCTACGACGAGATCATGCGCGACCTCGAACGGACCGCCCTCATGAATGCGCGGTCGGCCTCCGGGTCGAGCCCCGAAGAGCGTCGACAACAGTTCCAGGAGTGTCTCGCCGCTGTTCATGGCGCGCTTGGTATGGGCCTGACGTCGCCGGGAACCATTGACCGCATCCTCCACCTCCTGATCGAGGCGCGCATGATGGAAGCCGAACCCGGCTGCGCGGCGCTGGACGAGGAAGCAAGCCCCGGCGCTCCGTTAGGTGCTCGCGAACTCGTCGCTGTCGGCTCCAAATGGATCAACGAGGAATTGGAGGCTCGCGCATCGCTTTCGCCGGAGCAGCGTGCTGAACGCACCAAAATCTATATCGAGACAGTCCGCGAATGCATGGAGGAGGATAACGCCCCGGTCTGGATGGCGGTCATCGCCCGGAACGCCTGGGGTGCTCGCATCATGATGGCGGAGAAGGACTGATGACCGATCCTATCCCCAACGACCTGACTCCCCCGACGCCGTCCAACCTGACGGCGACGGAACGAGCCATGCGGACGATCGACTGGACGACCCAGCGCCTTCATGAGCGCGGTCGGCTGAAGCACGACGAGCGAGAGGCGCGCGCCCAGGTCTATGAGACCAGCGCAGCAGGCTACGCGAAGATGGCCGAGCGCTTTCCTTCGGCGCTGGAGTTCGCAGGCCTGCATGCCATGGCGGCGAAGATCATGCGTGCGGCGGACTGATGTCAGTCTTCTTTCTTCGCATAGCGTCCAACTATCTCAACCTGAGTCGTGATGGATGCGAACTGCTGCCTAAACGGAGTGCTCAGCGCCAGATCGACGCCCTTTTCCTCAATGCCTCGCAGCTCGGCAATCGATCCAAGACAATGCTGAATGGCGACGAAGAGGGCAACGCGCGTACGCCGATTGGGAAGGGCAGAAACCTCGATGCCTCGAAAGACATGCAGCAAGCCCTCAAAATTGAGCGAAGCAGAGTGGATCGACTCCCTATCCCACTTATCGGCAGCGGTCCCTTCCAAGCACTGCTCAAGCATGGTTCGGGCATTTATCAGCGTAAGAAACAGTGTTTCTACAGCATCCATCCGCGCCTGCTCACGAGCTTCAGCAGCACGCAGCAACGTTGCGCGGTTAGCCATCCACTGCACGAATATGGCGACACTCGCGGTGGAGTAAATGGCAACAACAGTGCCGACAGCTTGCATCCAAGCGGCATAATCAGCGCTCGTTGTAGGCTGTGGCGCAAACCACAGCATTCCCCCGATAACAGCGAGCGGGAAGGCCAATGCCGAGCCTATGACGATAGTCGCTGGAATCGGTCTCATTCGCGAAATGCTGCCACAGCCACGGTTCACTGACCATGAGTCTCGCTATCCTGATCTGCGCCACGCTCGCGATGAGCGACGGAGACAGCGGCCGGTGCCACACGGCTGACGGCGAGCGTCACCGCGTCCGGCTGGCCGGGATCGACGCCGGCGAGGTTGCGCCGTTCACCCGGTGCCGCCAGAGACCAAACGTCTGGGCCTGCTCTCCCGAAGCCAAGGCCAGCGGACCGGCTGCTACAGCACGCGCCCGCCAGCTCGCAGCCAACGGCGCCCGCTGCACCGTCCAGTCCCGCGACCGCTACCAGCGCATCGTGGCCACCTGCACGGTCAATGGCCGCGACCTGGGCTCGATCCTGGTCCGCGAGGGCCTGGCTATCTCCGAAACCAACTATGGCGATCCCTACCGTCAGCAAGAGAACGAAGCTCGTGAGAGAGGAAGGGGGATGTGGAAATGACGATCCAACGACTGCCCCTTGAACCGCGTGGCCTCCAGCGGGAGGTCGCAGCCCGATACATCGGCGTCGGACTGACCAAGTTCGATGAGATGGTCCGAGACGGTCGTATGCCTGGTCCTAAACGCGTCGACGGCCGCAAGGTCTGGGATCGCCGCGCACTAGACACGGCGTTCGACAGCCTGCCAGATGAAACACCCGTCAACGATTGGGATCTCGCGTACGGAACGTGAGCCGGATCAAGCTCAAATACGTCCAGACCTTCACCGACCGTCACGGCCGGCCCCGCGCCTATTTCCGTCGCCCAGGCTTTAAGCGCGTCGCGCTGCCCGGTCTTCCAGGATCGCGCGAGTTCATGGAGGCCTATCAGGCGGCGCTCGACGGTGAGACTGCGCCCAAACTCGCTATCGGCCAAGAACGCACCAAGGCAGGCACGATGAACGCCCTGATCGTGGCCTACTATCAGTCGAGCGACTTCGCAGATCTCGCTCCGATCACCAAGAAGACCTATCGCAACATGATCGAGCGGTGGCGGACGCAAAACGGGCACCTTTCGATCACTGGACTTCAGACCAAGCACGTCCGCACCATGCTCGACAAAATGGCGGACCGGCCGGGAGCAGCTTACAATCTGCGCCGCATCCTCAAGGTGCTGATGCGGTTCGCTGTCGAGCGTGAATACCGGCCCGACAACCCCATGATCGCGATACGGCGCCCGAAGAAGGCGACGGAAGGCTATCGATCATGGAGCGAGGAAGACATCGAGACGTTTGTCGCAAAGTGGCCTCTGGGGACGCGCCAGCACCTCGCCCTCTCTCTTCTCCTCTACACGGCGCAGCGGCGCAGCGACGTGGTCACGATGGGTCGGCAGCACGTCAGCCGATCCAAGATTCACGTCGTTCAGCACAAGACCAAAACGCGCCTGGCTATCCCCATCCATCCCAAGCTGGCCGAGGCCCTGACTTACGCGCCAAAAGATCAACTGACCTTTCTGGCAACCGAAGCCGGGAAGCCTCGCACGCCTGCCGGGTTCACGACTTGGTTTGTCGAGGCCGCCAAGACAGCCGGTCTTCCGCCCAGATCATCACCCCATGGCCTCCGGAAGGCTGCAGCCAGACGGCTTGCCGAGGCGGGTTGCTCAGCCAACGAGATCATGGCGGTGACCGGCCACAAAAGCCTTCAGGAAGTTGCGACCTACACTCGAGCGGCAGACCAGGAACGCATGGCAGAGGACGCCATGTCTCGGTTTGACAACTCGTCTAAAAGCTGAGGAATTTCAGCAACCCGACGAGGGGCGGTTTGACGGCCCAGAGCGTTGAACAACAACAGCTTCTGCCCTCCCTCCGGGCCTACCACCCTGAATGCAGGTTCTTTCAGATCGTCGGCCTTGAAGTGGCGGCCCCTGGCGGAGCCGCCGACGCAGATCAAGGCGCGCCATATAGCGCAGCGCAGCGTTGCTCGACTTCTGCCAAGCACATATCGAAAGCAATAGCCTCCGGCGTATCAGGACTAGGCAGATAGACCATTCCCCCGGGAGTGCGAGGAAGGCACTGATTTCGCCCTTCCAAAAAGCACCGAGCATACTCGCTCCTGACAACATCTTTAGCGACAGCCGGAGCCGCCGACTGCAAGGATACTGTAGCCGCCAGCGCCACGCCTCCCACGACAATCAAACCAACACCAAGATTGGAAAATTTCATTTTGCTTCCTCCCGCGGTTTATTCCGCCTCCTCAAGGAACAACCAAAACGTATTTCGCGCAACACCGATACTCCAGAGTCTCTAGTCGCGTTCCAAACTCCCGTTTGTTTGATGACCGGCACGCTCCCACGTTAAAGTCATTTCTCTGACCAGATGCCGAGACACGCTTCATGATCCTCTTGCTCAGCGCCGCCTTGGCCTCCGTTTCCCCGGAGTCCGCCTTCGAGGCTCTGGAGCCGATTCCGGCATCCGCACAGGGCGAGGCCATCCCGGCCTGCACCGTTGATCGCCGCTGGTGCGCCCTGATCGAGACGGACGAGACCCAGGAGCGCCAGGTGCTGCGCCTCTATGACGGCCTGCCCGACGGCCGGGCGCCCGTGGCCTCACACCTCATCGAGAGCGAGAACTCGGAAGGCTTCTGGAGACCGAGCGCCATCTTGCGTCGCGCGGAAAGCGACGACGTCATCCTCGGCGCCGACATGGAGTTGCAGGCCATGTATTCGGGCGGCGGGGGCATGTCGTCCTATCGGACGCTGGTGCGGTTCACGCCGGGCGCGGCGCCGCAGGAGATGCTGACCATTCCCATGTCCGGGTCGCTGATGATCCGCGCCTGCTTCGGCGAAGAGGACATGAAGCGACGCGCCGGCGCCTGCCACGACGAATATGAGTTCAACGCCGAACTGAAGGCCGAGGGCGACGCCTTTCCGCCGCGTCTGACCTACGCCTCCACCGCAACCACCTTCCCCGGCCCGGTGTCGCGCAACGAGGACTCCCTCGCCAAACCGCCGCTGAAGCCAAAGGATCTGGTCAAGGCCGTCGACGCCGAATGCAGCGTGCGCCGCGTCTTCACTTTCGATCCGGCGGCGAACGCCTATGTTCCCGACGCGCCCCTGCCTGACTGCGGCGACTATACCGTTCCCTAGATTGCGTTGAGCCCCACCTG